ATACGCTGACCAACTTCGGTGAGACTATGGATATTGTCGCCAACCCGGTCAAAGGTTTGATCCTTGAAGGCCCTGAAGGTTTTATGAATGCAATAGGTGCAGGAGGTAGAGGCCGTCAAAACTATGACTATGATACCGGCAATATCATAGCGGATATGGTACTGGAGTATATTTCAGATCCTTTGAACTGGGTAACAGTGTTCGGTAAAGGTGCAGTTTCAAAAATGCTGAAGCAAATGGCCAAGCCAACGCTGAAGGAAATAGCCGAGGAATCAGGGCAGGTCTTATCTAAGAAAGCCTACCGTAAAATACTCGGTGTCATTGCTGAGGAATTCATCAAAGGCAATGATAAACAACTGGCTGACAAAGTTGTAGCCCTTGTTAAAAAGATGGCACAGAGTAAGCATGCTCCGGCAGAGTTTACTGAAGCTTTTTTAAAAAACCTCAAAAAATTTAAACTCGACGGAGCTACTATAGAGATACTACGTACCACCAGTAAAGTTATCAATGTGTTTGAAGGTGCTGAGAAAGTATTGTTCAAAGCCGGTATAGGCCTGCCGTATGCCATAGGCTATATAGCAGCCAAGTCAGGCTCTGCTGTCCAGTCCTTTATCACAAACATATTCCAGGATAGATTGAAAAAATTCCTGACTCCTTCAGGTAATGTTGATATTCTGAAAGCTGATAAAATACAGGAACTGCTCAATAAATCCAACTGGACTTTCTCAGATATTATGGAGCTGAAAGAACAGCTTCCTCCGGACACTTTTGAAATACTAATGAAAGAAGCAGCCATGCGTGAGAAAGATGCCATATGGCACTATCTCACAGAAGACCTTGCCAAGATGCCCAATATCAATCCTGAAGGTAAGCTTAAGCTCTTTCAGGAATATCTGGCTGACAAAAAGGGTATAACTCCTACACAGTTAATCGAGATACTCCAGGACCTCAATAGAGAGCATAAGGGTAAATACCAGTGGCTCTATAACGCGGTGACCAAGACATTAGACCAAGAGCATGCAGCTTATGCCACACTGCGCCAGAATATGTGGGATATGATCAAAGATGTCAAAGCCAAGATCGATGCACTGAAGGATTTACCAGCTGTTGAAAGATATGCCGCCTTCGAGAAATATCTGGCTGAGGCCTATAATACTACACCATTTGATTTTCTTCAGAGTATTAAAGACGTTAATATTGACCTTAAAGATGAGTTCAAATGGTTTGAGGATTATATCTCAGGTACTATTGAACGCTTTGAAAAAGCTCCGGTGTATGACCAACACAAAGCTATTATGAAAGAGATCAAAGAGCTACTGGACGATCCTAAACCTCTGGAAGCTCAGTCCCGCTTCAAGCTTATAGACAATTATGTCCGTAAAGAACATGGCATGGGAATCCTTGAGTACATTGACGAGCTCAAAAAATTAAATACAAAATACCCCGGAGTCTTTGATAAGTATATCGCAGACCTTGAACATGCTATAGAAAGACTTAAATTTATAGATCAGGTCAGTGCTGACTTTGCCGCAAAACGTGCAGCATCCACCACAGCTGCAGAAACTGCAAAGCATATCAACAAAGCTCAGCAGGATGCATTGATCAGGCTGCCCGAACGAGCACAGCAAAAACTTCAGCGTGATTTTGTACAGGAATTTCTTGAAAACTCTAATTATCACGCTCAACTAAAATGGGAAGGCTTAAACCCACAGGCTTACCAGAAGGAAGTCCTGGGCACAGTATTCACACCAGCAACAAAAAAAGCATACCTTAATCGTATCAAGGATTTCTATTTTGAGTTTGTTAACAAGCATGTGCTGGATGAAGTCCTCAACCCAGACTTATTAAAAGGTGCAAATCAGTTGACTTTAAAAGAATATAAGTCTGCGATCAGTCGATTGAATAAAGCGTTTAATGTTTATTGGAAAGCATTGGAGGACAGCCTGTCTAAACAGATATCCAAAGGTGCTACTGGCTTCAAGGTTATGGAAATCTTTGAGAAGGTACAAGATGAACTAACCAAAATGCTTAAAGATCTATTACCTGGGCTTCAAGAATATCAACAAAAACTAGCTCTTATAATGAAGCCTAACAAACGTATGAATTTTAAGGCAGCTATTAAAAAGAATGCCAAAAAATTGGAAGAAGCATTCAATCGTTTCATAAGCTTGGGTAGTAACGAAGACCTGGCCCATTTGAAAGACCATATAATCACACTGGCTAAAGAACCAGCTATGGGGCATTCTACTTTTAAGGCGGTACAAGACGACTTTATAGAAGATATTGGTGATTTTTTCTCCATACAAATTAGAGATATAAAAGGTACGGACTTTATTCAAGGACTTAATGATTGGTTTGATACTGTTGTAGAGCCAAATAAAAACATCAACATCGCAAGAGAGCACTTCATAAATAACTTTGAAGAATTATTTGCAGCATTGGCTCGAGATGACTTTGAAGACTTTCTGGATACTGCTGATGCCATCGTCAGACATTTATATGTTATAGGTATACAAAATGAAGAATCCAAGGAATTGATTCAGCCTCTATGGGATCTGTTCAAAGAATATAATCTGAATACTTATGAACCTATAGTCTGGGATATACAGTCTAATGAAGTTTGGTATCAGGTAAAACTGGAACAAAACTGGGTCATGATGAAGATGCTTGCAGATGACAGCATCAACGATTATATCGATGAACTTATGACCCCTGACTCTCCCCTTGGGCGCGTCTTCAAAAACATGCTTCAGGATAAAGAACCGGAAGCTGAGGCTTTATTTAAGTCACTGGTATCATATAAAAATTACACAGAGTTTCTCACAGACCTCTATGAATATATAGGAGACCCTAACCTGATAAAGCACTCGACCTCTGAAACAGTATTGAATGCTTTTGTCAGCACGCTTCAGAAATATGCGCTCCGTGAACCAAAGTCATTGATGGAAAAACTGGCAGATAATTTCTACTATATTATTGAACAGACTGAACAGCAGATCAATGCAATGGAAATGCCCCGCAGTTTTGCATTGGATAAAATGATCCCTGAGCTTGAGCAGAACCCTAAGTATAAAGCATTGCTTGAAAAGCTTGAACCTCATCACGCATTAGACGACGCTAAACGCACATGGGTTGTCTGCCAGGAAGAACTACAAGATGTATTCCGCGAAACCTACGGAGATAATGTTCGCATTGTACATGTTGACATTGAGACCTTTGGTACTAATCCTTCGATCAATGCGATTCGTGAAATAGGCATGTACTCCCCCGAACTGAATATAGAGGAAGAATTCATTTATAATAAAGGTGTTGGTCTTGGCAGAGCTAATGTAGCAAAGACTGTACGGCCTGATACAGTCGGTGTCAACTCAGAAGCGGATATCATCAAAGCTTTTGTCAATAAACTTGAACAGCTCCCTGAGGGCACAATTATCAATATGCATAATGGTAGAGCGTTTGACAAACCCTTCTTCTATGAACGGTTTGCACAGTATCACCATGAGGCTTTGAAGATGGGCAATAAAGCTGAAGCGGATTACTGGCTGCATGCTAGAGCCCTGTTCCGCTCAGGCAAGTACAAGTTCAGTGATTCACTGAAAATGCTCCAGGCTAAGGCAGGATTTACAGTTATCGATGACTTCACCAGAGACGCACTGTATATTGCATTGGCTAATTTTGTGGATGCTCAAAAAGGCATGGGTCGGTTGATCCAGCCCATCGATCCCAGTATTGCCAGGCAGCTTAAAGACATCAGTGAAAAACTGAGAGCTGCCATAGAGGATGTACCAAGCTCCAAACCACGTAAAGGTGTCTTTGGCCCGTCCATCGATATGGCTGATATCGTGGAACGTCTGGATGAATTTGGTGACGAAGGTGCTGTATTAAAAGCTTCAAAATTTGATCTTGGGCGTTCTGTAATAATACCTGAGCATGAAGCATACTTTAATAAGGCAGTTGAAATATACGAGTTCTTTAAACTAATAAAACAGAAAAACCGTGAACTTGGTAACACACTGATAAATAAAGCAATATTCGATGACCCCAAGTTTCAAAAATATTACGGCGTGTTCAATATCACTCAGGCCCTCGGCACAGCCGATGGTGAAATAATAGATGGTGTCAGACCCTTTGCTGTGCGTACATTCCTCGACAGTGACGCTGTTATGGATTATTTTGAAGGCACACAGCTTGGAATTCAGCAGATGCGGTACAGAACTAGTATTGCAAAAGATATTGACAGGCTCTATGGAATGCTTCGACACAGCTCCAAAATAAAATATTATGATGAAGCCACGCGCACTCTGTTGCAGACATTCCTTGACAGAGCCAGAGCATTGGGGCACAGTGTACCCCCAGACTTACTCTCACTCAAAGTACAAGCTGACCCAGCAGCTAACTTTGCTATACTCCAAAAATTGTTCAGCTATCCTTCAGAAAACTTTAAACATGTTGAAGTCGCCAAGATCAGATTAAGCGATGGGAAAACTGTACCAATTTATGCAGATAATCTATTGGATGGTATCTGTGGCAAAGACATACCCCCAGATCTCAGAGAACTGCTTGAAAATCCGGATCAAGTCCGTATGCGGGCCTATACTGAAGGTCCTGAAATGACTAAAGCACTGGACGATGAAGCTGCTGCAATCCGGAAAGCAATGTATCGAGAGCGTTATGCAGCACAAAAAGCAGAACAGCAGGCCCGCTGGCAGGAAGCCCGGGATGAATATTTACAGCGTAAGTATGAGAAGTATCAGCGCAAAGCAGCAGCAATTGCCGCTTCAGATTCTGCTGTTCCAAACTACGTAATCGATAGATATACCAAGTTCAAGAGAACATTGAAGCTCGATGATGAGCTGGCAAACTATGAAGCGTATCACAAAGCCACACAGGACGCAGTAGATGAAGCTGTAGATATTCAAGATATGTTAAACAGACTTGGTGATAACAGAGATACTGCCGGAGCTTCCAGAGCATTGATACAGGTTCGTGCTACGTCAGCAAAAGAATACCTTGACCTTCGCAGAGCTGTAGAAGCTGTACATGCTAAGATAAATGATCCTGAAGTACACTTTAAACAGATTATGAAATACAGAGAGATCATTGATGCAGCAGCTCGTCAGCAGATAAGGCTGGTGCTCGATTTGTCAGATGATGAGCTCTTTGCTCAGCTTGCTACTCAAGCAAGACGATTGATGGTAATAGATCTGATTGAAGTTGACCCGGCTCAGCTCAAGCGATTTATAGGCAGAACAGAAAGGTTAAAGGATAAAGGTATTCAAACACTGTTCAAAGATAACAAGTTGTTCATATATCTGGATAAGACAGTGGAGCTGGATATATTGGAGGATGTAGATAAAAATATAATCTATCTTGCTAACGGTAAGCGGATCGATCCGCCCCGACTCCCTATGCTGGATTTTGAAAGTCTTGCTAATGAAATATTATCTGATCCAGGTGATGCAGATATCCGCAAGCACTTATTAACAGTATACGATAAACTCTATAATTTGGTAGGTGATTATAATACAGGATTTAGTCCACACTATGGGTCTACAGGTGAACTGACTACAAAAGCATATTATCTGGAGGTATATGAAAAATTGCCGGATGAAATCAAAAAAGTATTACCTCCAAAAGAGTTGTTGTACCATGATAAGTTCTTCAATGGGGGTGTATTTAATCATAGTATACTTGGGTCCTCAGCTTTTCGTCGTGAGTTTTATCAATATACTCCCTCAGATATCCTCTCAACTTTAAAGCATACTATCACTCTTCAGGTACAACATATTAAATCTCATATAGAGTATATGAATATGTTCTTTGATAAGTCATTGAGTATAGATAATGGTTACCTTGCTTCAGTTTCCGATCAAGACTTGCTTCAAGCGTTACAAAGCTCATCTGAATATAGACTTGTAGCTTTGATTCAAGATAAAAAGATCGGTGCTAGAGTAATAGATATGAATCCGAAATCAGTAAGCGACATAAAAAAAGCACGGGAGCTGGGTGCTGTAATTATGGATTATCAGACTTACAGTACAGCTTTCAGTGCTATTAACAGTTATGGTATGCGTCATAGTAAAATGAATATGTTAAGCAAAATAATGTATCTGTATAAGGTCGGTTATTTAATGTCTCCCGGAGTGTTGATGAGAAATGTCATAGACTCTGTTGCCAAAAACTATATAGCAGCATCGGATGATCCGTTAGGTATGACTCAATCCTTCTTAACAGCATGGCAGTTATACTGGAAGTATAGAGCTGATACTAAGGATCTGATTAAAATCAGTGCCGGTAAAATAACAGATGATACTGTTAAAGAATACTTTGGATCAAAGTTATCCAGACTTTCAAAAGAACTATATGACTTTATGCATGGTTTTGATGTAGATGGCCCGTCAGGTGGATTGATAAAAGAATGGGAACAGTATTTTATGCGGGGTAAAAAGTACGGACTGTATGGTACTATTATTCAAATAACCAATACAATGATGGAACCTACTAAAGTAGTAGAACAGATCTGCCGATTGGCTGAATATCTCTGGGCATTAGAAAAAGGTATGAATACCACACAGGCTTATGCATTGATAGCAAAAACTCACTTTGATTATGCAATCAAAACCCAACGTGATAGATTGCTAGAATTGATATTCCCATTCTATACGTTTACAATGAATAATATTCATTTTTGGTTGGATGCGTTTGATAGAGTACCTGCACTTGGCTCTATATTAAGGGATATATACACTCCAATATGGAATCTTGACAGTCATGAGCCTGAGGAATTTCAATATAATAGGTCGCTTCAGTATCAACTTCTTTCAGGTAATCTGCCATTGGAAAAGTTTGTAGGTGAGGCTGCAAAGAATATGACATTAAAATTGAACCCATCTTTTATGGATGTGTATCAGTTGGCAACTGATCCGATCAATACTATTAGGGGTAAACTTAATCCTCTCTTTCAGACTGCCAGTGCTTATGCAGGTATAAATTTGCCTGAAGAAATGAAGTATGCTTATGGTATTCCAATCACAGCTCCTGGGTTTGGAGACAGTATAGAAGAAGCATTACTTTCATTGACTGATTTGATGCCAATAGCAGGGCCAATAATAAACAGGTTTTATGTGCAAGGGCCGAAATACTATAAACGTACAGGAAATATATTGAATCAAATATTACCTAGTGTATTCGGAGCCACAGCAGAGAGCAAGAAATTTAAGCCATACAGACCAAAGACATACGGCAGAAACTTTACAACCTATAAAAAAGTTCCGAAGGCAAAGTATTTTAAAAAGACGTATGCCCACAGAATATGGCCTAAGAAAATCTACGCTAAGAAAATCTACGCTAAGAAAACTTACGCTAAAAGAATGTGGCCTAAGAAAACATATGCTACAAAATATTACCCGAAGAAAACATACAGCTCAGTAGGTTATGCAGTGGAGAACTTCTATAAGAAGTTATATAATCCTGTTACCGGTAAGAGTAGGCTGAAAGCAATGATGGTGCCGGTGACAGGGCAGACACTGAAGGCAAGGCTGAAGGATATGGTTCATTATTACAGATAAAAAAGGGAAGCTATATGCTTCCCTCTTTTTTTATATCTTCAAATGTTGTTCCGCCTTTACTTGCAACTATCTGCCAAAGCTTATAAGCTTCGACTATCAATTGATTGATTATTTTATTATCCCGATATACAAAGAATGTTCTCATATACCAATCTCTGTCTGCCAGAACTGAGAGATATCCAAATGGAGCATTGAGCCCAAGCATTTGTTGCTGAAGCTGAGTATAGTAATAGGGTGGTATACCATAATATGCAGCTTTATTCTCAATGCTCCAGTTTCTATCAGATACATCTTCTGGTAATGGTAGAAATCGATCGATCTGTTCATGATACATAGCCTTAGAGAAATCATAATGTTTCTCACCGTACATGGTAACGACTTTGATTTCTGCTGGGATATACTGTTCGGGTGTCCCTGTAACACCATCGAAGTTGATTGTTATGAACGGGTAGTCTTTATGCATATACATGTCCTTGGGTTTGATGCATTTCTGCCCGAAGTATTTTTCAAACTTCTGAATGATGAGTGCTTCAAGGTCACGACCCTTTCTGACAGCTACTTTTTCACCGATAGCTTTTTCTTCTTCAGACAATGTCTTTGAAATTTTCTCCTGTATCAATTCATCTCTGGTCTTATATGGATTGACCCCAAGGATGATTGATGAGTCTGAAGCACCAAAGCCATGACGACGAAGCAGCGCATATTCTTCATTAGAGTATTGATCTATATTGGGCACAGCTATTTTCAACATTGTATTGGTCAAATCAAGACCTGTGATAGTTTGCCCAGCTATAGCATTTTTGGCTTCTTTGTCACGTTGTTCATTATAATCAGCAGACAGTTCAATTTCCATTTTCAATTTCCTCCTTTTGATAACGTGGTATATCTAAAAATTGTCGATAACATGGATATTTTTCCATTCTCATTATTGCTGCGACATTCCAAGCTATAGCCGCCAGATGATCTTCATCTTTCCAGCCAGCCATATATTTGAATATATGTCTGATGATAGCGGCTACACAGTCTTTAACAGATATACCTTTTTCCCAATTTCTATCACCATATTTTTTGGCACCTAGTTCATACCAAGCACCTAATCTGAAGATCAGTTCAGGTTCAATTAAATCTTCGCGACCTTTGCCTTCTCTTGCTTCGCGGTTACCACCTCCTGGGTATGTCATTCGAGTTCCATTATCTTGTATCATTGTTTCGACCTCCTATTTTTAAATTTAGCAAAATGTACGGCATGCCTGATGGCATCCCGTTGATGCTCTAATAGGTTTACTTTTGGCTTTAAGGGCAGCACATAACTTTTACCACGCTTAGCCAGATATTTATAGTAATGTAGGATATGATCTTTCCATCTTGATTTAACCTCAGTTGCCAGTTGCATACGATATGGAATGTTTTTACTCCAGCAATAGTGCTGTAGTACGCCGATCAGCTTGGGTGTCTCAAGATGTGAGTTGATCTGCGCTTTAGCTTTATGTGCATAAAGAACATAATCCTCCATAACTACAATAAGTTTATCTTTATATTTAGCATGCATGCGGGCTATAAGTTGAATATGTGCATCCCAATACTGTTCCATTGTGCCAAAAGTTTTAGCACAAATGTAGTCTGAAATAGATACCACATCATCCAGGCAGTTAAATACACACCAACCTGTTGTACCCTTGCCTTCATAAAAACTGCCGGATGGATCAATCGCCAAGATAAAGTCGTAATTCTTCAAGGTTATTTACCCCCTTTTTGTCAGCCCATGTTGTTGTAGTCACATCCATTTCAGCTACTATTGGAACTTGAGTATCAGGCCAATCCTGCATAATTCGTTGAAACTCGAAGAATACTTCTGTTTCAGTTTTATGACGTTCCCATGAAAGCTCATCATGTATATTCATCTGGAAGCGGGATTTAATACCATTGGCTTTAGTGTATTCCCAGAGCTCTCGTATTTTCCATTTCAAATAATAAGCTGCGCTTCCTTGAATCAGAAGGTTAATGAGCTTGTGGCCTGAGACTCCATAATATTTGATACCAAATAAATTTTCTGTATATGCATAAGCTTGAGCTCTGGCGTAACAATAATCGTGATAATGTTTTACACCAGGGAATGCCAGGTAGTATGCATCGTTTATTCGAGTGACTTCTTCTTCAGATTTTGTGGGAAACATCTGACGGATGCGTTGTCGTTGGGCTCCATAATTTTTAGCAAAGTTTACGGGCTTACCTATTTTGCTTCTGAGTGTTTTAAAATCTGGATGATCCGGAGTAAGTCCCGTGGCTTTTTCAGTTGTTACCCCATGTACATCAGTTGGGGTCCATTGAATTTCCGGATTTTCTTCCAAAAACCATGGTTCTTGCCAAGCACGTATATGATCGATATTGCTTGGATCAAACGCAATATTGTCCTTATTACGACAACGATAAGGCATGTAGGCACGACACAAATTAAGATCAGCGTGCCCAACAAGAATTGTGTAAAATGCTTGAAAGCGGAGCTCAATCTGTGAGTAGTCGAGGTAAACGATACTATTATAATCACCTCCTGTCGGAACCACCATCCTACGAGGGTGGAATAGTTCAACACCATCAATAGTCTTGATAGCATCTCTGGGGAACTGTTGAAAATCTGAAGTAACTCTGCCTGATATAGTTCCTACTTGATTGATGGTAGTGTACAATCTGTCACAGGTCTTGAGTTCATTGAGGAATCTAACGATATAAGTCGAGTACCATTTTTCCAGAGTTCTAAGTTCTTGTATCAATTCAATGAATTCAATGCCAGGATGTTCTGGATTATTTTGTTTTAGTTCGGATAGTATCAAATCTAATTCTTGAGCATTGGTAGAATTACACTCTATTTGGTAATCATTGTTTAAGATATTCTTAATCAGTGCATGCTGGCCTATCTTAAACTCCTGGCCTGCCATTTCAAATGCACGTTGTCTGCGTTGTAGGATGTAATCTTTAAGTTGAGTACGACTATTTTCTAGGTATTGTTTATCAATTTTGAAACCTACACGTTCCATCTCATATAACGGTAATATAAGTTTATTTTCAAAGTCAATACCTATTGTATTCTGTCGTGCTTTGACAACTGGATCAAGTAGCAGATATATTTCCAGCATATAGATGATATCAAAATGAGCATAGGTATATAGATGCTGCCGATTGAGTGTATCATAACGTATCATATCACTGCTTACTAAACCTGTGACTTTATGCTGGAGATATAACGGCAGGTCAAGTGTGAACCAATCCAGATAATCTTGACGAATATCTTCAGGTAGATCTGTAGCATCTGCTATAGGATCTTTGAATATTTCTTCAAGAACTGAGAGAGTATATGATTTAGCTTTATATTTTGTGGGCGGTACTTTATTTTTCAAACGAAGTTTTAATCTGAGATTATAGTCTTTAGCTTTTTGTGATCGTTCAGATGCTAATAAGCGTTCATGGTCTTTGGCTCTGTAATCAATGTATTGCGCTGCATATGACTTGAGGCTGAGTGGTGGGCCACCATTTCTTTCAGATAATGCATCATGAGCATAGCGAATATAGAACATAGTATCTGATAAGTTTTCTGTGGTGTATACAAAACCTGCGTTGGTGTTCATATGTAATTCATACTTTACATTGTGTCCAAAGTATATATCCAGTGTTGGGGCCAATTGAGTTAGCCATATACGCATGACTTGATAGGCCAGGACAGGCTGGCGGTCCAGATCTACCAGATAAGTGTAGCCTTTATGTTCAGTTGGGTGAAGGAATCCAAATTGAAATATAAATGGTTTATCATTTATGATATGAAGTCCTGTGGTTTCTGTGTCTTGTCCACCAATTTTCGGTTTTAATTTTCGAAATAATCGGATCATATCATTAGCTTGTTTATTTGTAGTTATGTTAACTGATGTCCATTTATATTGTAACATTATCCTTCACCCAACCTTCTTGTAATAGTATTTCGATTGATGCGTGTAACACCAAGTCTGAAACGTTCAGTGGGTATGACTTCATGATTAGTAAAACGTATAAACAAACCTTTTGCTAGGTTCTGTAAAGCTTTATTGAGCTCATCATTGTTAAGGCCTGTTGCACCGCCCAACATATTTTTTGATGCGGAAGTTGTTTGTTCAAGTTGAAGTACCAGACTTGGATTACGGTCATAGATATCCTGAAGTCTTGCAACACCATCATCATCGATTTGAGTGTATTTACGTTCATGTTCAACATATTCTTTCAGTTTAAATGTCGGATTGTCATACAGCTCTTTAAAGAATTTTACGGCATAATCTACATGTGTTTTATCAACGATAATATTAGTGTAGTTGTCGTCAGTAGAAACCAGATAACCAGCAATAGAAATAGCCAATCGACAGAGTTTTTTCCAGGCTTCAGTACCAAAGATTTTAATATGACATTCGTAGTCCTGATTAAGTTCATTAGCTTTTTCAAGGACATATAATCCGACCTCCTTACTTATAATAACCTGCTCAGGTGTTCTGCTCCACACCCAGCGTATTCTGTCACGGTAGACTTCTGGAGCAAAAGGTTCCTGAGGTTCCCAGAATGGATCTATTTTGGTTGCTCCTTTGTCTGCAAGAATGAGTATAATATCATATCTTGCGATATCTTCTGCGGTTGGTACCAATTCCGTAACGAGGCTAATTCCGTTAGGATAAGAGGCGATGGGTTTTGGAGGGCCTCCTGATTGTTTAACATTTGTGAGTGCGATCATTCTGACAGTCGCTGGTAATGTAATCGTTCCTGATACTCTTGATATTCTAACCTCATTAGAGCTTCGTATATCTGTAAGTTCCGTAATGACATCCATTTTGGACTTTCCAAATTCTTCAAATATAATGAGTCCTCTGTGATTTTGCGGTATAATGCCAGCTCTTGTTTGAAATCCGTTAGCCGTTTTATTACTGCCTCCAACGAGTCCAGGGATTGTAGCAGAGTTTCCTGCAAGGCTTGTGAAAACTCCAAGTCCATAACATTTTCGTAAAGTTTCTGCCGTAGAGCTTTTTCCCACTCTTGACTCACCAACGATAAGTGTGTCAAGATAGCCTCGCACATTTTTAAAGCTTCCGAAGTTGAAGTACAAGACCGTATGGTAGGCAAGGTCGATAGTTTGGATAAGTTGATTATTTCCATTATAGCCTATCAGTCCTTTCATCTTTTCTGTTATAAGATTGATGCGTTCCTCTACTGTACCAGGGAGACTACGTATTACCTCAAGATTTTGTTTGACCTCTGGAGTTACAACAAAGTTAGAGACGGAATCATCAGCCTGAGTTGCGCTTGTGATGATCATTGTTAGCTGTTGCCCTTTATATGGATGAGGTACC